CTAATATCTCTTGTGCTGTAAACCCTAATTTAGAGTATGCTAGTTGCAATTCTCCAACCTGAGTAGCAGTAAAGAATGTTGAACGACCTAAATCTTCTGCAGACTTAGTTAGTGCTGAGAACTCTGACTCAGTAGCACCTGAAACAGCATTTACCTTAGCCATAACAAATTCAAAATCAGCGAATGTGCTTATGAATGAGCTTACGACTCTATTTATAGTCCTAAAAGCACCAACAAGAATACCAATAGCTGCAGCACCTTTAATAAACTGCTTTGCCATACCATTACTAGCCTTAGTTGATTTTGTAGTGTCTTTAGTTGATTCTCTTAGATTTTTATTAAGACCTCTTAATGATTTTGATTTTACACCAATAGCTTTAGCATTGGCGATATATTGTTTTTCTTGTTTTTTAGAAGTAAACTGACCTGTCTTGGCTTGTTTTTCTGACTCCTTCTGCTCCTTCCTTAAATCCTTTAATTCCTTCTTTAAATCAGCAACCCTTTTAATGTTTTTGATTTCTACCTCTATCGCTACTTTACTTTTTATTGCCATAATTTTATTTTAGCTTATCGTTAATTGTATTGCTTTATTACTTCCTGCCCTTCCTATCTCTGCATCTATCTGCTTTAATATATCTTCTTCTACCATTTTATTTATACCCATTGAATCTGCAATTCCAAAAGCATAATCTATAAATCCTGTTCTTCTTGGAGCAACAAGCAAACCACCCTGTGTATAATAATTTTGCCTTAACTCCTCTGTTACACTCCAAATTCTTTTTTTGGAGAAGTCTAATCCCTTTAATTTAGTCCAAGCCTGAATATCTTCAAACTCAACATTTGGGACTCTACTATTACCATCATTAACTAACCACATATATTCAGTATCATTTACAACATCCATAAATAAACTATCTCCCCTCTCTGAAATTATAGTTCTAAATGATGAGTATAATTTTTTTGAAGCAAGATGCTCTTGAAATACAAGTTCTGTCTGAAGAAGTTCAATGTAAAAATCTCCTGCAGTTTTTAATGCTGTATCTATTATTTTATATGCTGACATTATCTATACAATTTCTCCCTCATCAGGAGGTATTGATAAATTATATTGTTTTGCTAATACTGTAGAACTCCCTACAATTACAGGCACCCTATATTCGCTTTTCTCTTTAACGGAAATTGATGATATATCTATAAAGCCTCCATTTATTGTAGATGAATAATCAAGAAAAAGTATATCGCCAGGAGAGTGAGCTTTAAAGCCAAAAACAAGGCTTGTTTCTTGATGACCTCCATCCAAAGTTGCAGTTTGTATATGCGACTGAGTTAAAGTATTGCCTGTGCTTGATTGTATATTGTAAAGGGTAGACACAGCAAGGGCTCCAACTGTACTCCCTGCACCTAAATTAATATTAATCCTATATTCATTTTCAGGAATTAAACGACCTAACTCTTGGAATATCCCTGAATGACTAGATATTGACTCTGACACTACAGCGTGTATTCTAATAACATTACTGTTTGATTGAGGAACATTTTCTCCTACATCAGGATAAGCAGTTCCATTTGTCCCATATGTATACCAATTTGAGTTTTTAAAAATTGGCAATCCTGCAGTACCAACAACCTCAGTAGCATAATTTGTTAATACACTCTGTATCGCAGGGGTTTTTCTAGGTAGGGTATTTGTCGTAAAAGAATTATTAAGAGAAAGTATTTCCTCGCCAAAAATAGGGAAAGCAACAAATACATCTAATCCACTAATTAGTGGCATCCCATTATCGTTTATTTGTCTAATCATATATTACTTGCTTTTAAAATTATGTATTAAATGTAACATCCGTAGGCCAAACAGCTTGTAAATCCCAAAAAACTAGCTCTACTTTTGTTGTTTTATTGCTATTAGGCTTATAATCAATTACTCTGTTTATTCTATAATAATATCCATCTAAATATACTAATCTCCTTAAATCTAGATTAACCATATCTGATGCTTTTAAATTAAGGTGAACCACTTTAACTTTAGGGTTTATTTTAGCCATCTCAATCATCCCTTGATAATAAGTTTGATAAAGTCCTTTATATGGAAATGGCGAATAAAAAGTATCAGTAGAACAGTCCCAAGAAGCTTGATTTACACTATTATAAGTTAATGGAGGCAATGAACTCCCATAAGCGTGATAATTATCAGTACTACAACCCTTAGATAAAATAGGAAATGTAGGGTCGCCACCTGAAGGGTATGAGGTATATCCTGGCTGAATGTATTTTATAGCTTTAATACCTGTACCTGAGTGGTCTGCTCCATATTGCTGAACTTTAGCCCAATATTGATAAACAGCACTAGCACAATCATCTTTAACATAATGCAATAGTCTAGGAACAAATCCATAGCCCTTGTCAGGTCTACAACTACTTCCTGCAGTTGGAACAGCTCCTGAATCACATAATCCCCATAAGTTAGCTCTATATGGTGTTCTAGATGCAGTAAAAGAGCCACCTCCTGTCATACCATCTTGCGAGTTGTAAGTACCTGCAAAAAAAGGATTTTCAAAGGTAGCTACACCTGTTTCAAATTCCCCATCCACAAACTCTCTGTATGGGTACTCATCTGATATCCCACTCCAATAAGTATTACCTCTATGCTCAACTACCTTGTCATTTGAATCACTTTTATATTTAAATATAAACTCACTTTTAAGGTTGGAATTAATAAATTTATCCTCAAATGATTGTGATAAATCTATTTTTGAAGTCCAATCTATTGCATCTTCTATATTGTAGTAAAACTCATTGAACGGTTCTATATATACCCTTTTTGAATCAACATCTGTTGTGAATTGAAGATTGAAAGAGTGCATAACTCCTTTTAAAAAATCAAGCTGAGAGCTTTCATTATCTATAACATTTTTCAAATCATAAGTTTGCCCGTACTCAACTTTTTCTCCTGCTAACTTAAGAGATAAAGAAGCGTTTTGGTTTGAACCATTCGGAGTTCCTCCTACAGCTACACCATCCGTACCCCCAAACAGATATACGGCAGCTCCCAATGTGTCTGAGTTAGAGTCCAAATTATCCAATCTCCATTGCACTCTAAACCTTATTCTATCTCCTGCATTAAGATACCTATCTTCAATAAGAAGTTCTTCAAAATTTTGACTTTTATCATAAAAATCAGGCTGAGGACAAAGCCCTTCAAGTGAATTAGATGTAGTAACAGCCCATCCTTCTCCTATATTAACCCAACTTGTCTGCCCTACTGTATTTATCTCGCACTTCATCCTTAAGTAATCAAGAGATACATCAATAGCTGTACCTTCACATATGCTTTCTATCCAAACACTAAAATCATTAGCTTTAATCGTATAAAAACCATTTTCTGTTATAGTGAAATATCCTGTACTGTCATCATATATAGCACTATTTAGGTCAGTCCTAAAATAATCTGTACCTGAAGCTCCATCTCCATTGAATTTAATTGTATATTCTTTCCATACTCTCCAACCTGTTCCAGATGTTCCACTAGTAGGAGTATCAACAAAACCACCTATAAATCCTGTATTTACTATTCCTGAATGTTGATGGTTGAAATCTCCCACTATACTATTATTTTCGTATTTATCTGTAGGATTGTTATATACAAAATTTGGCAGAAGCATTATAAGTTTTTTAAACATATCACTTTCAATAAAGTTTGAATCTACAGTATACCCCTCTTGATTAAAAATAGCGTGAATTATATCGTAAATAAATATAGCAGGTCGCCAATCACAGCTAGGAACAGGATTAGGGTAAGGAGAGCCACTTCCTGAATTATAAAAACCATAATAACCTGTTTTGCCTGATGCTCCACCTGTTGCTTCATAAGCATTTAACAGCAACTGAATAGTACCTGTATCTCCACCTTCATTATTTTCCCCATATCCAACCATAGGATAAACGACAGGGCTTGTGTTGGTTGTTTGAGAACCACCAAAAGGAGTTTTATTTAAAGCATTATCAATTTCCCAAGTATCTCTGATGTCTGTATGGTGTACTTTTAATCCTATCCCTGTATTTGCTCCTTTAAAATTAAGATTATCCCAACCACTACCCTTAGCACCACCTTGAACAGCTAAGTCCATTAAAAGCTTATTACCTATATTCGCAGCCCATCCAACATTATTTCCGTAAAAAACACAAGAGTAGTATAAAGGATTAGATGCTTTTCCTATAGCAGTTATCTGAAGCAGCCCTGTTAGGATAAAATTATCGCCTACTACTATCCTCGCATCTTTTTTAGTGGCTATATTGTTATTTGGTATTTGCACTCCTTCGTAGTAGCTATGCTTTAAAATTCTATTATTGTTTTTTGTAGCAGGTATGTTAAATGTCTTACTGTATGTTCCTGTTCTTGAGTTTAAATCTCTAACCTCTGCTATTGAAAATGTTAATGCAAGTGGAAAGTCATCAGAATCTCCAACATCTAAAACCCCCATAACACTCTCATCAAACATTATAGCTTTTCTTTGTATTAGTTTTGCTTTAACTGTGGCAGTAACATCTGCAGTTGCAAATATTTTAAGTCCTGCATTTGCTTCACAGGTAAAAGCAATTGATACCGAACCATTAGATGTTCTTCTAAGTGGCAATAAGGCAGCATCAATAGTACCATCTGTCATCTGAGAAGAAATACCAACCTCTCCACTACTTGTGCTTCCTGAAGCGTGATTGTAATTAGATATACTTACCTCTATCTCATACTGAGCTGTATCTGTAAGATTACCACAAATAGGAGATATGTATTTTGTTGATGTTTGAGAACCATCAATAGATATTTGACCTATATTGTCTATTTCCCAATAAGAACTAGAAACAGCAGGGTCTACATTGTTAAAATTTACAAGATTTTGATTTGTAAAGCCTGTATTATTTTCTCTATACTTATAGTCTAGTAATTCAACTTTAATCATATTAATTTCTTTGAGTTAAAATACCTTGTGATAAAGTGTATTCTATATTGAACATCACAAGTCCTTCCTTTTCATTTACAGATGTTACTTCTGTATTAGTTAATATTACAGGAGTGTATATAGTTCTTGCAGGTCTTAAATATGAGTTTTTACTTGTTTGCATATAAGAAGCATCACTCTGATAATTTAATTCATCACTATCAGCAGTAGGTGTTTCTATCCATACATTTGGAGATGTAAACATCTCTCTAAGCCAAGTAGCTTCAAGTTTATTTAAAGGCTCTGTATATACAGCATTATTAACATTAGCATTAACACTTAAAACCTCTTTACCTCCTCTATAATAATCAGAACCCCTCATTGTGTCTGTTAGATATGCACTATTAGAAACTGCAATACCATCTTCATATTGATTATCTTGAAAGATTCTTCTGTTTGGTAGGGCTGTGTCCATTAAAGATTTCTCAATACTTATAGACTCTAATACATCTCTACGAGCAGTATATGAATCTATCCCACCCATACTATTAAGCCAATGGAATCTAACATTTTCATAAGATGATTTTTCTGTTCCACTTTCATCCATCCTATACCAATAAACATTTGAATGTCTTACATTGTCCCACGCAGATTGGTAATCACTATAATAATTACCTCTAACATACACTCTATACCACCCTGTATTAGCTATTATTGGTGTTATTGCTGATGTATAGGGATAATTTGCATTTTGTGGAGCATAAGCGTGTCCATTGATATACGCAGGAGCTACATTCTGAACACACATTTGGTTTTGTGCGTGCTCAAAACGACTTACACTTTCCTTTTGAAAATTATGAGATATGTCTGAACATATATGAGTGGTACCCCAAGTATTTTTCCATTCAGAACCTAAAACAAAAGATGAACCTGTAGTTCCATCTTTATTGTATGCTTGTCCATACACCTCATAAAGATTATAATGGTCAGTATCTTCATTAGTTGCTCCGTTAAAAGCATCTTTACAATAGAAATACAAAAATTCAGCCTCATCATTTACACTAACAGGCTTCATATAATTATGGCTTAGAGTATTAACCGATGAATTAGGGCAAGTTGTTAAAGCCCTTCTTTGAGATGATGTGGAAACTGTATATTGTGAAAGAATCCACATTTGATTAGAATATAATTTAGTTTTAAAATCAGGAACAGAATTTATTACTCTCACAGCAGATGTTGAAGTAACTCCTGTTGATGATGCTACTATTAATCCATCACTATCAAGCACCTCAAGCCTAGCATCAACTCTTATTGCCCTGTAAGTCCCATTTCTACTCACATTGTAAGGACTAACTGTTTCAGTTATATTATCTTGTTTAGCTCCACCACCATTCAATCCACCATATTCTTGATTTTGCCAAGAACCCTTCCCTATAGGAACTAAAGAGTATGACAATTCATCTGCAACCATATTTGCTATATCTATAGTAAAACTTTGCACATTAGGAACTGAACTATTTACAATATTTGTATTGACAATATCTCTCTTTTTTTTAATTTCTCCTAACAAATCCCAATCAGTAGGAAATGTACCTGTAGGATAATCTGTTGTTGAATAAATCTCAAACACTACATTAACTAAATCTCCTGTAACTGAAGGAGTGTAATTTTCATTAACACCTGTTCCTGTCCATTGAACCTGATAAATCATAGGCTGATTTGCTGAAATCAAATAATTACCCCTGTATCTGTTGTTCATACTCTGCATAGGAGGGTATGGAGCAGAAGTTTCTCCCCAATATAATGGTACTATTCCAAATTCCACACTTGTTCCTGATTTTAATGCTGTCATATCTTAATATATTTTGTATTTCTTGTTTAAATAATCTACTACTTTCGCAGTTTCTTCATCTGTTAATTTTCTATCATAAATGATTAATTCTTGCCAATCTCCATTTAAGTACCTAACATTTGTTAATGATGGAGGTACAAGCCCATCACTTTCCTTAGTACAACCAATCCTAAATTTGTCTTGCTCAAAAGATGTTGCACTTACAAAAGCTGCATCATACTCAGGAGCATAAAAAGTATTTACTGAATCATAGTAATTAAAATAAATTGTTGCTAGTGATTTTCTTAAAGAGGCAATATGAAATTTACCTGTATCAACTGTTCCTGTATTTTTTGTTAATAGTGTTGTCCCATCACTTACTGAAACCTCATAGTTCCCTGCTGCATTGGTTCCCATTTCTATATAAGAACCATCACTTAAATGAAAATAACCAAAAACAGCATCACTTATTCCATTTATCTTACTAACCTCAAAAACTGAGAATTGCTCATTAGATAAACTTGTAGTAAAATTATTTTGAGAATTTAAAATATCAGAATCAAAAGTAAACATAGTTTTATCTAGCGTTCCCCCACCATAACTATATCTTCGTGGCTGTCCAGCTGAATTAGAACTTGAGCTTCCTTGCGCCACTCCATTTCCATTTCCTGAGCCATCTCCAACAGCACTTACTTTTTTAGTAGGTATGCTAAATGTAACATTACTATCTGCTCTTAACCAAGATGTTAATCCACTAATTTGATTTGGATATACAGATACAGGAGTAAAGCACTTGCTAAACACTTTCCAATTAAAGTTCATTTTAATTTGCAGTACTTGGTCATTAGCAACTTCCTTGTTTCTTTCTATTGTTAAACTACCATCTGTTAGGTATGATATTGTTGTTTTACCTGCCTGTTTACCCATATATGATTTCAAGAACATATCTAGCCATTCATTCGCTAAATCTTGCAGGTTATCCCATCTTTGCTCTATACTTTCATTTTGTTGTTGCGTTCTATTGTATAAATCTGAAAAATAAACCTCAAAAGAGTATTCCTCCCAACCATTTCTAGGTGTTATCTCAGGATATACCGAATCAGGAGGTGTTATTAATAAAGAAGGGTACTGAGTGTTATGATTATCATTAAATTC